CACACGCTGGTTAGCGGTTATCGTGCCTCTCCAATAGGCGGTACTCTCAGCACAAGTTATGTCGTCGGTTTTGAGGTCGAGATTAAGCGCAGCGGCGTGGTTCGGTTGTCTTATACAGGACATGGAAATCAGTATGGGACTGCCCGATTCAAAAGCGGGGTTAATGACACCTACGGGGCTGAACGCAATCCGGGGACGACTACAAAAACATATACAGACGACTTGACAGTCGTTTCGGGCGATAAAATCAGGATTAAATATAAGGCAGGCGCCGCGCTGGCCGACTT